ATCTGGATACGTGTCACTGGCCGTTGTCCCCTTCGGGGGTAGGCTGGTAGGCCCATCAACGAAATCAATGATACGAAGAGGCAACGTGTTCGTTGTAGCTGGAGTGCTACCATCAAGAGCATTCTTAGAACGTCCGATGGTGCTGCTACCCGCTGTAACGACTACAGATGCGTTCAATCCGCGATCCGTAGTATTCAGTGCCTCGTCAGACTGCATTTGAAACACGACGAAAGGATCATCAAGCACATACGCCATCGCGTCCGTAGCCGCATTAGATGCAGGCCAGAACTGCGAAAACGTCTTCTGGTTTGTTGTTGGGTCCGTATAAGAGCAACCCATGAAGATCCCGACTGCGGTCAAGGCTGTAGTACCAGTATCCTTCGCAATAGTACCATCAGCCGCAACCTTACAAAAATCACCGTAAGAAATTTGGGTGCCATACGTCGTAATGATCGGCAAATGTCTCACTTTTCCGGTAAACGAACCGGAAGCACTCAACGTACCAATCGGTCTGGCCCCATACGGTGCTGCTGTCGTTGCCATAAGTACCTCTAAAGTTAATCGCGCAACACCTAGCTATTGCCCCTACCAAACGCTACGCGGGTTTTACGGTCAGGCGCGAGAACAGGCATCCTTGGGTCATTCTCACGCATATAAGCATTATCGACGGCTTGCATTTGAGATGCGGCGTGCTTGGAGTAATAGTCTTGTCTCTTGGCCACCGTCTCTTGCGCTGCCTTGCAGAGCAGCAAACCGCCGACTTCGATCCCACCCTTCTTGGCCCAGTCCGAATTATGATCGCTCATAATCTGTAGTTCGGGATGGTCTTCGGCGCGAACAGGCTCCCATCCTTCACGGAAACGCTTTGACACGTTCGTGTTATCTGGATGGCCTACCATTGATGTTCGTACCCACCGGAAGACATATCCATCTTGCGGCTCTGGGTCTGGAAGAATGTTTGCGGGTTCCCAAGCTTTCTCTCGCACCTCGTTTTCACGAGACTCTAGACCTCTTGGTTCCCTTGGATCACGTTCTTCAGCCATCAGGACATCTCCTTCAGAAGCTGTTGTGCATATTGTTGGGGTGTTAACCCCAAACGCTTTGCAAGTGACACTTGAGTTTGTGTCAGTTGGATTTTGCGTGGCATCGCGCCATTGTTTCTGGTCGCTGGCGCCACCACGGTGCTCGCCTTACGACGAGGTGCGGTTTCAACAACCACGGATTCACCAGATTCCGCTACATTGCTGTTACCGAAGTGCGTAGGAAAAACTGCTTTCATACGTTCGTCAATTAACTCATAATACTCTGCACTACTTGGGTCAACACCTTCATCCCTGACGAGTCTTTCGTGTACACCGAACGCAAAACTCGTCATTTCGCGGTCGCTTCCGAACCATGGGTTATCCTGTTCCCACTCAACCGCCCGTGGATCGGGTTCTTGCGGCTGGGGTTCGGCTTGAGGCTGTGTTGCATCCTGCTGTCGCTGTTCGGCAAGCGCCTGTTGCTTCCAGTTGTCGATAATCTGCTGCGGAACAGCCGATGCCGACGCTTGGTACATCTGCGCTTGAGTTAATGCTTGCTGTGCTCCGGCAATTTGATCCGCATCGCCCGATTCGTGGGCTTTTTTGAAGTTTTCGGTAGCAATAGCCACGGCTGCGTCCGCGCCATACTGACTTCGCTCCGATAACGCCGATTGAGAGTCCTGAACAAGCTTGAGTAGCTGCTGATTTTCCGTTTGCAGCGTTTTCGTAAATTCAACAGCCTCACTCGACAGCCTTTCGGACGCTTCTTTAGCTCTTCGCTCTTCATGGAAATCATACTTGAGCTTTTTGATGCGCTTTTGGACCTTTTCGCCGTACTGCTGCAACTCAGGATCGGATTCAGCGCCCGTTTTCTCGCCAGATGAGAGCCTTTGGTCTTCTTCCGACCGATCATCAACGACTTCCACCTCAATTTCATCAGGCTGCGTCGTTTCTGCCCCTTCCGCAGCCTCTTCTGGCGGAGTGATGGTCGTTCTGACGCCCAAAAACCTTTCTTCGTTGCTCGTTTGTCCAGTTTCTTCGCTCATCTTAGGCTCTCTCCACCCCTCTGGGGTCTTCAACGACCGCTTCTACGGTATCATCGTTAATTAAACGGAACTCTTTGCCCTGAATTTTGATTCTGGTGCCGGAAAAAGCGCGAAATACTACCCAGTCCCCCACCTGACAGTACGGTCCAGTAGGAAATCGGGCATAATTCACGTAGGCATCCGGCCCCATAGCCATAACCCAGCCGACTACGGTCGAAATAGACTCTTCATGTTGCGACTGGGCTGACTTTATGATGCCGCCATCAGTCGTTTCTTCGATTTCAGGAAGCGCAATCAACAATTTGTAACCTTTCGGCTCCGGCAACTGTGATGCGTATCGCGGTTCCGACTCTATACCTTGGTCTTTACCATTCTGAAAAGGTACGGCGCCGTCGTACTCGTCTGTTACTTCGGGTGCGAGTGTAGTCACTATGACTCCTCGTTGAAAATGAGCGCCCTTAAGCGAGCGTTACCTCCTACTTGACCCTACAAGTCGTCAAGTCTTTCCTCCAGATCTATAATTTCCCGCTCTGCCCACGCGAGACCTTCGATGATACCACACATCTTGCGGTATTCCTCCATATCTTGTGCGGTTCCTACCGCCAGATGATCCGTAATTTCATTCATTTGATCTCTGAGTTTTTTTCTGAGTAGCAATAAGATCGACTCACTCACTATCGTCATCCTTTGCCATTTCTCTACCAAGCTTGATTCCCTCTAACTCCTGCGAAGAATCAAACTTTTGCTGGTTCTGTATTGCTTTCAACTTGAGTGCCTCCTCTTCCAGCGATAGTTCTGCAACATCGATCTCCTGATCGCCTTCCATCTTCTCTCTATCAAGCGCGAGTTTCGCGGCATCCTGCTGCTGCGTAGCGGCAAGCTTCTGTTGGTCAAGCTGCTGCTTCGCGGCGTCTGCCTGCTGTTTGCGCTGAACTTCCATCTCCCGAATCCCAAGCTCGCGCTCCTTCTGCTTGATGATCGGATCTTCTTGCATCGCGGCGTTCTGCTGTGCTTGCTGCTGTGCCTGCTTCTTGCCTAGCATCTGATCCGCTGCATCGGCCACCATTGTACTGAGACGCTTCTCCACGTCTTCGGGTAGCGGCTGATCCATCGGCGGCAATTCGATGCCCAGTTCCTCTTCGATCTGATCGCGGAATATGAATGCGAGGTGTTCGCGCACATGAGAGTCGAGTGCGCCGGATATCCCCGCGCCCGCAGGACTGTTCTGCATTTCCTGAGAAATTTGCGGATCGTTCTTGAGTACCATATGAACACGCATATGCGCTTCGTGGTCCTGATATTCGTATGCCTTGACCGGCGCCCCCGTGAGAATGTCCTGATTTTCGCTGACGGGATCTTTCGGTGGCACGTCATCAGGCAGCGGCACGACCTTATCTGCATTCGGAATACCGATCAATTCCATCATCTGCCTATGCAATAGCGGCAAGTCGTACATATTCGGCGCCTGTGCAGCTAGTTGCAGTGCAGCCTGATACTGCATGATACGTTGTGCCATCGTAGAAGCGTTCGGGTCCGACACCGGAACAACATCTATCCGGTCATCGAAGTCTTCTACCTTAATCCCTTCACCTGCATCCGTCTCGTAGGGATAGTCAGGGTCCGTGTAATCATGGATGATCTTTGCAAGAATCTTGTATTCCTGCTTGAGACTAGCATGGATACGAGCCTGGATGGCAGACTGCACCTTCATCGCCCGTTCCATAATAGCAAGTGTAGTGCCAACGGGCGCCTCTTGATTCATGTCTGCTACTTTGAGATCCGCCATGGAAGCGAACCTTCGTCCTTCTTCGACGATATTACCCAGTAGCTGGTAAAGGACCGAAGAAGGTTCCTTATAAGGAAGGAAGGTGATGTTATCCCTAATAACACCACCTGGGACATCGACATCCCTAAACTCTCCTGGCATGATAGGCGTGTCGTCACCTTTGATTCTGAGTCCACGAGTCTTCAGTCCTCCTGGCAAATTGGATAGGGTGCCTGCATCCACGAGTTGACGCAGTAGGCTGGTCGCTGATTTCGCGAGCCCACCGATCATGTGGATCAAGCCAAGGTTGTAGAAGCCGATACCAGGAACGTAACCGTAATGCACGAAATGTTGTTTTTTTATTCTGTGTGGATCGTCTTCGGCCCAGTTCCGGTAAATCGACAGAATCGTTGAACTGCTTTTGTCGATGGTGATGACATAAGGAAGCGCCACACCATCCAAATCTTCAAACCCTGGTAGATCAATATCGACGTGCATCTCAAGAAGCTGATGCCGCTCATTCTTTTCGACGGAAGGACTCACGCCACCGATCTCGTTGAACTTCTCCGTAATCGGGTTCTGTTCGATGAACGATGTCGTTAGTTCCACGTCACGATAAAATCCGCTGACTTGGAGCTTGCGAACTTGGTTCGTGCTTCGCGCCATCACATGAGTGTAGCGTTCCGCTTGTTCCAGGTCCGCCTCGTTATAAGAGACAACGAAATCCTCTGCGGGCACGAACATCGACGTTGGCCTGCCCAGCGATGGATCGAAATAGATCTTACGGAACGCAGAACCAGCTAACGGCAAGCTGAACAACAACTTCTCAGTCTCAGACCGATATTCGGTCATCACTTCGATAAGCTGGTAGTTCATGTAATCCTGAACGCGCTTGGCTTGTTTGTGGCGTTCATCCGTAGCAAGCCCCCAGATCTGGGTCTTGACCGGACCCTTGGCTGGCATGATTTCCTGAATCGTCTGGCTTTGGAAACGCACAACTGCTTCGGACAGCATCGGATGGAACACGCCACAGGCGCCCGCCCAAGGCGTAGTACGGTCTTCTATTTCCAGCCCTAGATTGTCTAGCCCTTCTTCGTAAGTCTGTTCCCAGTCGCCCCTGCTGCTTTTGTCGGAATTGAACTTGCCGATCAGATCGACGGCAATCGTCCTTAACTCGCTATCGTCTATCACTTCCGCGAGATTAGAGGTGAACTCCGTATCGTCTTTCTTTAGATCGGCCAGTGGATCGAAATCAATTTCGATCCCACCGTCTTCTAATTCAGTGATGACCGACTCGCCAGGAACCTCTTCTTCCTCGACGACGAGTAGTCCTTCTGGACTCATCTCGAAATCGTCTTGAGTGAAGAGCCCCTCTAGGGACTTGTCTATAGCCATACCTACTCCCCTTTAATAATAATCGGCCTTACGCACGAACACGGGATCGTCGAAAGGTTCGTCGCTGTTCAGACTAATGAAGCCACCTTGCCGGAACCTAAGTAACGCCTGAGTAGATGAATCTACTAGATCATCATGGTCACCCGTGGGGAATGCGGCAAACTGTTCAATCACTTCGTCCGCCCATCTTTTCTTCGGCGCCCACACATGACCACTATGAAACAAGTCGGATACCGCATTAACTCTAGCGATTTTATCACGGCCCCTGCCTGGCGTGTATTCGGCTACCGGAATACCGATACGGCGAAGCTCAAAGATCAACGGACTTCCCGCCGCCTTTGCCTCTACGATGAACGCATCGGGATCGTACTCTTTCCACATTTCGTAAGCGCGGGTCTTCAGATCGGGGAACTCCAAGCGTTCCTGTAAGGCGTCCAGCAGAATAATATTCGCATTCTTGTCTTCATCATAGAAGACACCCCACGTCGTACACGCACTGTAATCTGCCGTTTCCTTGGCAAGAAAAGCCGTGTCCCACGACTGGATCACGAAATCACAAGCCGGTGGATCTTTCTTGTCCCACTCTTTCCACCACTCGCGCTTGATGATCGCGGACTCGTCGGAAGTCGGATCTTGCTGATACTGCGTGCTCCATTTCGATACGGGTAGTTCGGCGTGGAGTGCTTCCAACTGTTCTATCGGCCAGAAACCAGGCCACAATGGTTTGCCGCTAGGAAGGATTGCGGGCAGTTCTATGATCTCCCACTCGTCCGCACCACCACGCTCAATCGACGCCTTCAGAATGCTGCCAGTCAAATCTCTTTTCGACCAGCGCGTCATCACAACACAGATAGCACCACCTGGCTGCAACCTCTGGCGTGGACCCGACGTATACCATTCATACGTTTTGTCGTAGACCGATGGATCGCCTTGGGCAGCTTCCTGTTCCGAATGCGGATCATCTACGATCAGGATGTCGGCGCCCTTACCCGTAACAGCACCACCCACACCTATAGCGAAATAGTCGCCGCCCTCGTTCGTGTTCCACCGACCAGCAGCTTTCGAGTCCGCACTCAGTGCAACACCAGGAAAAATATGATTGTAATCAATGCTGCCCACCAGATTACGGACCTTACGACCGAAGCCCACGGCCAACTCAGCCGTGTGAGAAGTTTGGATAACCTTTCTATTAGGAAACTTGCCCAGATACCACGCAGGGAAAAGATGAGATGCAAACTCCGATTTAGTATGACGAGGCGGCATATTGATGATCAGCCGCTTCAGTTCGCCCTCTGCTATCTTATTGAACGCATCGGCCATGATACGATGATGTTCGCCTTCGATGAACGCAGGCCATACCTGCTTCACAAAAGCCAGAAAATCCGAATTGGCCTCTTCACGTTCCCTTGCGTCACTTAGCTCTTCCAGGAGATCCAGAATCTCTTTCTGTTGATCTAACGGAAGTGCTTCCACCTGACCCGAAATAGCAGTTACGTCCATCACTCACTAGTTCTCAGTCGGATAATAAATATCCTCATAATCACACTCAATCCACACCTTCGCCCCACATGATAGTGGTTTATCGGGAGAATATATAATCCTTGAGGGACCATTTATCTCTACAGCATCAGTGTATTCATTCGATTTAGATGTCTTCACACTCAGCACAGGACGCATCTCATCTTTATGCTTCGTATTCCAACGAATGTTATGCCTGTTTACGTGAACCTTAGCCTTCATTTTTCCAATAGGGGCACCAAAAAGCCAGGGGTCTTGTCACCATGCCAGCCGCCTAGCTGATTAAATTCATAAAATTCGACAGCTTCTTCGTAAGTTTCACAGCCATCATCCATCAACTTCTTGATCACCTTGTCTTTGTCGTACAAGACAATGGGTTCCATACCATATCGCTCCAGCACACCAACCACACAATCATCATAGCCGTCCATCACTAAACCTTCTTCCACCCCAACATCTAGTAATCGATCAGCTAGTGACATCAGCTTTCATCTATCCTTTAGTTTTTTAAGCCGTTTCGAGGCATACTTCGACATAATCCTGGTTTTACCACCAACCTTAGAGATACGGCCCTCGTCACGCATTTTCTTGTGACGCTTCGCCATCTTGCGTTTCGCTTTCGTCATCATACAAATGCTCCCCTCGCTCTATTACGATATGAGCCAAGGCAAACCATAGGTCACTACCTCGTGAATAACCTAATTCCGCAAGATAATCTTCCAGAATCTCTCCGGCAGACTTTCCTATGAATCGGATTTTATCGTCGGTGTCTAATAAGAGATAATGATGAGGATAATCTTCTGCAAGATTCCTAACTGTGTAATCCGCTCTTGATATACGCCGCAAGGTTCGCAGCATCTTTAAGCTACGATAGGCACAAACAGCCTCTTCCAAGGCATCATCTAAATCTGTTAAGGACATTCCAAAGCCGAAATTTTTGAAAAAAATTTTTGTAGCCCAGGAGTCCCAACGTAAGCGAAAAAGCAAAATACCCCAAAAGTTTCTCAGATCCTGAGCAAAATACTGTTTATGGGTCAGCGGCGCCGCGCCGCTGCTAGGGGTTCCCCTACCCCACTAGGGTTCGCCTGATTGAGAATCGGTCTCATCTAGCCATCTCGTGATTTCGGCGCTCACTGGCGCCGATTGGCGCTCACTGGCGCTAAGCGCCGCTTTTCTTGCAATCCGTTAAGCCCTTATATAACAAACACTTACAAGCTTTTCAGCACTTAAGAGTCTAACAAATTAAGCGCCGAAGCTTGCGCGATGGGTAACCGGCGCCCTTATTAAGGGCATCAAGTACCCTATCAAAGGAAGCGGACAAGATGAGTAAGACAGACCTTTATCAAGAAGTAACAGACAGGATCATCGAAGCACTAGAGAAGGGCGACCTTCCCTGGATCAAGCCTTGGACCACATCAGGACCACCTACCAGACAGGACACTGGACAAGCTTATAAGGGCGTCAATGTGTTCCTTTTGGGAATGTCACGAGATTATAACGGCTGGGATTCAAACGAGTGGTACACGTTCAAACAAGCCAAGGCTCGTGGCGCCTCCGTTCGGAAAGGTCAAAAGGGCACGCAAGTTATTAAATGGATCTTCAAAGACAGGACAGAAAAAGATCCTGAGACAGGTGAGGAAATAACGGTAAAAGCTACTCGTGGCTTCCTAGTTAAGTTTACAGTCTTCAATCGGGACCAAATCGACGGTTTGCCGCCAGAGGCGGAAAAGGTCGAACGTCCGCCTATGGTCCGCCATGCTGAGGCCGACAGGATCCTTGGCGCCGTAGGTGCTGACATTGAGCACGGTGGAGACCGCGCCTATTACGACAGGGCACGCGATCTAATCAGGATGCCACATGGTGAAAACTTCATAAGCCCCGATGCCTACTACTCTGTGTTGTCACACGAGTTGACACATTGGACCGGCGCCGCACATAGACTAGAGCGCAAATTCGGGGACCGCTTCGGTGATGAGCGCTACGCTGTAGAAGAGTTAGTAGCAGAGATGGGCGCCGCCTTTATGTGCGCCGCCATGGGTATAGACGGGAAAGCTTCCGAAGATTACGCCGGTTACCTTCAAAGCTGGCTGAAGGTACTTAAGGCTGATAATCGGGCCATCTTCACTGCCGCAAGCAAAGCACAAGCGGCAGCGGATTACTTGTTGGCCTTCTCAGCCTCTGAGGAAGCGCTGGCGGCGTAAGGAACCGGCGCTAGGGGTTCGACTCCCCTAGCGCCCCTAGCAGGGCTTAGAGGGGCGCCACGGGGCGCAAGAGGTGAAACCTTAAGGAAGGAAGGCGAACGATGACAGTAAGCGACGTACAGATACAGGACATGATATGGCGACACTTGCCCGCCAATGAGCCCATTTGGAATGAGGAACTTGGGCGCTATCAAAACCTAATGGATTACCGCTCTTGGCTTTTCTCGTCAGATATCCAAGCCTGTAAGGCCAGGGTGGAGTTGTACGCATTGATACGGAACCTTTTAGAGGACGCTAGGAAAAGGTAGCTAACCGGCTGGCGGGGTTCGACTCCCCGCCTAGCCTATATGCAGCATGAACGGGGCAATGGTGCCCACACAACCAAAGAGGTGAGAGCATGAGCGGACTAACTGAGGGCCAGCAATGGTCCAAAGGTGAACTAAGGCTTTGGATCGACAACAAAGAGACGCTGTACCCTCAGCGTCGGGACATCCTAAGGAACCTCCTAAGAAAGGTAGACAAAGGCGTCTATGATCACGACAAGGCGCCTAAGCTTTGGAGGTACTTGGTGGACAGAGGAGCCAGGGAATACTGCCAGTCTTTAGGTGGTACTCTCCGCTCCTCTTTCCCTAAGGTGGTCAGGGATGCGGTAGCGCAAGATTACGCCGACGAGTTCATTGATGACATCGACAACGCACGGGAGGAATCAAATGGCACACATTAGGCACATAAACGACAACACGGGCGACCTAGTAGACCTAGCCTACTTCTGCTCCGACTCCTGCAACCGGAACTGGTACCCTAGTGGCATCGTCACCAAGGGCGTAGAGCCTTACGGCGGCTGGTACGGGTGTCAGGAAGTGGAGTACAACGTGGAGTGTGCCGGATGCGGCGAGGTGATTAAGGGCTACGACTTCAGCGAAGCGCAAAGGTAGAAACAGGAGCGAGCTACCACAAAAAAAAGAGCCGCCCCTCAGGGGGTGGCTTTTTTATTGCCCCTTATTACTAGTAACGAGTAACTAGTAACGAGTAACTAATAACACTAAAAAAAAGTATTATAAGTAACTTATTATAAGTAACTTATTATAAGTAACTTGTAATAAGTAACGGCTTGTTAGTATCGGCTGAGATGCAGGACTTGTCAAGACCCTGACAACTAGCCAGATCTCAGCGACGACATCAAGAGAGTTGATACGGGAGTTTCTGGTTTACTTTACTAGGGTGATAGCTTCCGTCTCACCAAGCAACGCCGACAGCTTCTGTTTAAGCTCTGACTCCACCTCTGCCGACGAACGATTCTCAATTGTGACACTTGTGCTATCACTAAAGAGCCCTTGAGACTTAGCTAGAATTTCTAATGCTCTGACTCTAACTGACGAAGCGTTCTCGTCATCGACTGCTTCATCCTTAAGGCGGTCGAGAATCCAGGTCTTAGAGATTTCTTCTTGTGCTTTCCTGGCGATAATCGAATCAGCCTTAAGGGCTTCGATCCGCTCCTTGATTTTCGGAACTGCTGCCAATCTTGCGCTCTCGTTTCTGGCTGCTGCTCTTGACTTCCCTTTCCAATCATAAGCAGAGATATACGCATCGACGAGTGACTTCCCCGACGCCACGAATCCTGCGAAGGCTGCCATCTTAGGTGTCAGGGTCTCACTGTTATTCATAAGCACCTTCTTAAAGGGTTTCTCCCTGTCTTCCCACGGTGCCACCTCAAGGCCATGTGTGCAAGTTTTTGGAGGATGTGCGTTGTCTCTAGTAACGACACGAAACGGCAACCAGGAGACAACATGAAGAACCTCAAGGCGCGAAGAAAAAAACCCTTCATTAAAAAGAAGCCCTTCACCAAGATGTCTCCTCCGTTCAATGGCTGTTCTTATGAAGGCGGCGGTTGGGATGGGGTTGCATGGAAAAAAGTCTACGTGGTCTCTTGGAATGACGATCATCCCGTGGAGCGCCATGTTGATGATCAAATCTACATCTTAGTCAACCCAGACCTAGACGTATGCTTGAGTCGGGGTTTCAGCGAGCCATTCTATGGCGAATGTTGGGAGTCAGGCGACACCCTTCACTTCCATAATCCAGGCGCCGTCACGGTCGAGTTTGATCGCATCTTTCACTTTGACCCATATCTCTATTAACAGCTTGACCCCTTGACAGCTTGCTCCCCTTACCTCATCTTGGGGTGTTCACTCATCGCAAAGGAAGAGATTATGCCAATGGAAATGACACTAGCCGAAGCACAGAAGCGCATGATCGAAGCCGCCTCTGACAAATCGGTTTCCCACGAGGAGTTCAGGCGGTGTTGGCGAAGAGTCGTCAGGATACAAGAAGCCGCGACCAAAGAAGCCAACAAAAAGATCATGGATCTCGTCAACGATTGCATGGAAGCCAGGGGCTGAAACTATGATGCTACTTACAAAAGCAATTAAGAAGGCAGCACCTCCCCTTTACTCGACTGAGGATGTGGCACTTGGGGATAAGACCGTGGTTGCAAGCCTCTTCGATCCGACGGGACGCTTCACTTTTTATATGATGGAGTACGATCCAGAGCAGCGGCTCGCATTCGGCTGGGTGGTTAGCCCGATCAGTCCAGAATACGACGAGCTTGGCTACATCTCTGTCGATGAGCTTGAAGGAGTTAGAGGTGCGTTAGGCTTGGGAATCGAACGTGATATGTACTTCTCGCCAAAGCCTTTCAGAGATGTAGCGCGTGACCTCAAGCCAGGGAGGGTCTAGATATGAGCAGACGTAAGCCTCACAACACTGACGCTGGTTATATCGCGAGTCGTAGACACCCAACTATCAAGGGTGTTTCCGGCGAACGCGGCAAGGGTTGGGTTGTCATTTATGAAGCTGCCGAACAGGGTTTAGACACAGAGGGCGGCAGGTACGCAGTTGTCTGTCATTCACACGGCAACATAGTCAATGAGACTAGCCTCAGAGGAGCACGAGCTTCAATGAAGTGCCCTCAGAATTTTTGTGAGGAGTGCCGTAATAAGGAAAAGATAATTGAGGTGCTTATTGAAGTGTCTCATGTCGAGGGCTCCGTGGTCGTAGCCGTTGAGCCGGATACGGATCTGGAGCAACCCTTTAGTGGTAGGTGCGTCGAGACAGGCGAGACCCTTCACTTCAGAACACCTTGGGCCTTGGACATTTATACCGATTCAAAATTAGGGACTTGACAGCTTGACGACTTAGGGTTATCGTTGGTGCAGCAACACTTCTCACTCGCTCTAAAGGAAGAGAGACCATGAAGCGGAGCAAACGGCAGGCACAGCAAGAGAGGCGCTCACTTAAGGCAGCTTCTCGCAAGCGTTACCAGGAGGCCACGGGCCGCACACCCACCTCCAAGTATGCCCTCAAGAAGAGTGCTCGCCCCAACCAGGAGGGGGCCTAAGACCATGACCGACGCAACCAACACCATCGAAGTCACAAACGACGACGGTCGCACGTTCACGGTTAGAGTCAGAGTCGTCAAACAAGGCGACTACTGTGGTTTTTTGACTATTGGCGGGAAGCGTTGCCAGTTTTACCCGCAGTCAGGGACGCTCGTCGAGTTCTTCGACAAGGCCCACCACGCAGGAAGCGACAGGCCGCTAGGTTGGGTTGGCTCTGGCTCCTACCTCTCGTCGCTTGAAACAGGCTGGAGCCACGTCGAAGAAGACTGGCCCCACGGCATCTGCTTGAAGAAGAGAGGCGCTCACTTGAATACTGGTGACGACGTCTGGCGAGTGTCCGCCAAGAACATCCACGAAGCCATCGCGTTCGCGCACACTTTTGACCAGGAGGGGGCCTAAGGCCATGACTAACACGCAAAGTGATCGACTCGCCAAAGCGATTGGACATTCAATCGCTTTAGCTACCTTGCCAGCCGATACCTATCCGATCAGCGTAGCGCGTGATGTAGGCAAGGCCGTGGCAGATGTCATCGCCCAGATCTGCGTGGAGGATAGGATGCAACCCTTCACCTCCAAAGACCTTGACCGCTTTCTCAATAGAGTGACTGACTCTTGTGACGCTACATATCGTAGGCGTATAGAGGAGAGGTCTTAAGACCATGACTAGCCGTGGCGACACCTGCAAATGCGGCACCAAGGCCAAGAAGCGTCCAAGGTGTGGAAAGTATAGGTATCGGCACAAATGCCCACACGGTAAATGGTGCGCTTTTGGGCACCGTTTGGTTGGTTGGCACGCAGTAAGCAACATCCATTGCAAAGAGTGCATGAACGAACAAAAAGCCAAGAGACTTGCCAATGACGAAGGCTATCAGCGCCACCTAAAGGAGGCTCAAAGATGACCCACGACCAAGAGCGACCTAAGGCTATGGCTGATCGCAAGGTGATATGTAAAGCGACTGAGGGAGCGGACGGTGGTGGCATCCAGGCTTGGCTCACCAACACGGTCTGGAGGCTCTGGGAGGATGGTCAGATTCAGCGCACAAACTCACGAGACAAGTTCCAGGCTCCCTTTAGAGGTGAGAGCCCACCCAAGATCATCAAGCACACCGCTGAGGACTTGGGCCTCAGGCTGTGGGGGTGGCGAGACAAGGGAGAATCTGAGACAAGTGAGCAGGCGCCAGTAGCCCTTAAGTAGATATGCAACTGACCCCTTGACGAGTTGTTGGCTTGGGGTTATCGTTCAGTTAGACATCCGACCGACAAGGAGTGAGACATGATCAATCTTGGATCGCGACAGGCCGACGTTCTTCGCTGCCTCTTAGGAAACGCCAACGGTGCCTGGAGTGGCGGGCGGTCTGGATTTGTCTACGGTGACCGCTTTACGACCTTCACCATCCTCCAATCCCTCGCCAAGCGGGGACTCGTCGCCGCAGACTACGACACCGCCGATGACTACGGCGTGTTTACGATCACAAGGGAGGGCCGAAAGGCGATTAAGCCTAGACTATACGACCGCCTCAATGTTGGCGGCTGGATGGGCACCATGATGGGAGACGGTGAGAAGGTTGTTAACGCTAAGTCCCAGGGCGACGCCTTCCTCCTCCAGCCCACAATGAGCGTGGTCTGGGACGACAGGTCTTTTTCCTTCGACTATGCCGTCGCTGACTACGTTTTTTTTCACGGGTTCGTTGAAGGACGCGCCTCATACAACCAGATCAAGAGTGCAGAGAAGGCCCTCGACAAGGAGGAGGCCTGAGACATGACGGACCAAGAGAAGATCGAAGAGATTCAGGCAATGATCAAAGAGATCGAATCCATGATCGCATCGAATCGTCATCCCGATGGAGTGCCAGGGACTATCATCTTAAGCAACGCTGAGTTGGAGGCGACAGTACAGGAAGGAAACCGCCAGATCGCTGCCTTAAGAGAGAAGAGATTAAAGCTTAACAAAGAGATTAAGGTCAATCAGGAAAGAGTTACAAGACAGTTGGAAAAGGCTGCTGACCTTATCCGCCGCACTCCTCATGGACTTTTCCCAGTATTCGACGGGGCTGTTGGCAGGATTGGTGCAACCAGTAATCAATACGTCAGCGAGAGACAGGTGGCTCTTGCGACAAACCTAGCTGAACTAGTACAGGACATTGCCAACTACCCCATTCTGCGTAGAGCGATGCGACCGAAGTTAATCAACAAGCTTCGGAAGGTGGCAACGATGCTAGAGAGCCCTGACTCGCACGGTCTAGGCACCGATGACGGAGAGACCTACGGGCCTAGCACGGTCTATTTCCAAGGTGCGGA